ATATAAAGGGGCGTCCTCGGACCGGGTAAACAGGGGCTAGTGCTCGTTAACGACCCTCATCAGGTCAACCCCCTGTGCTGGCGTAGACCCTCCGCTAGTGGCCAGCCGCCTTGCCGGTGCGCGTCAGACCGGCAGCAGTTTACAACTCAGTTAGCCAGCCAGCGATACAAGCCAGATAGACGGAGAGACAGACAATGATTGTGAAGATAAAGCAGACAAATAAAAGCGACGGGTGGTTCATATTCGACAACGCAGAAGGCGTATCATACTCACGGCATCCCAATGCAAGGGCGTTCTTCCATGACTCCATGGGGTGGGAAGCACCAATCAACGAAGTGGGTTATGTAGGAGACGACCTGCACCGCACACAAGGTAGTTTCTTCGACAGGACGGAAGTGTTACAAGATGAGCCGTCCTTGTGTGGTTGGTACATCAGCTTTGGCAAGGGACCGGAGATGTCCGAGTTTTGGGGGGATACCGATATCTACCTACTCAACGACAACGGCAAGACAATAGAGCGTATCTTCTAAAATAACTAGCTGGCTGGCTAGTTTAGATCTACGGCCAAGGCCGATAAATAGGAGGTATGGAATGATTGAGTTGATATTGTTTTTGAAGTTGCTGGCGGGGCATTTCGTGGCGGATTACCCGCTGCAATCCGACTTTATCGCCAATGGCAAGAAGCGCCCCGGCCTTTACGGGGTGCCGTGGTACTATACTCTTTCGGGCCACGCAGCCACCCACTCAACCGCTGTTTATTTGGTTACCGGTAGCATGGCTCTTGCTGTGGTGGAGTTCTTTGCTCACTTCGTCATAGACACCGCCAAGTGCGAGAAGTGGATAGGCATACACCAAGACCAATGGTTGCACGTCGGGTGCAAATTGGCGTATGCCGCAGCGGTGGCGTTCAAGCTAGTGTAACCGACCACTACAGGAGGAATCCTGCAAGACGGCAGCACAGGGAGGGTCGGGCAACCGGCCCTTTTTTTGTCAAGAGAAAACGCCACACTGTCACAGCGCAATATCAGCCACTTGCAGCAACGGCATTGAAAAACCTTGACACTGGCACGAATTGCGTATATGCACTGAATTAAACCCCGTAGGGGATTGTGAGAAGTGCGCCAAAGGCGTCACGAACGGCTGACCAGCAACGGAGCCTAGATGAATATCTCGGACAGAACACTGAACGCGCTGCAAGGTAAGACATTCGCTTGCCAGCAGAGCGAAAACGCGGCCTTGGTTTATACGATCAATTGGGCGGCTGTGTTGCAAACAGGGACCATCGCAACAAGCGTATGGGCTGTCACTTCAGGAACTGCCACAATCGCAAACGAAGCGAACACGGATGCCACGGCATCGGCCAAACTCTCAGGGCAACCAGGACGGCATATCATAACCAACAAGATCACCACGGCAGCGGGAGAGGTTGACGAGCGGCATATATCGCTGACCATCACCGCTGAGCGGACGGAAGGGGATTACGAGTAATGCCAGCGGGAAGGCCAAGACAGTATGAGACGGTAGAGGATCTAGAAGCCGTCATAGAGGATTACTTTGAGTCGTGCTGGGTCGACAAGGTGACCGAGAGTACTGACAAAGAAGGTACTTGCACCATGTCAACGGTCAGGTATCAGCAGCGGCCCTACACTGTGACAGGTCTTGCGCTACACTTAAACCTGACACGTAAAGGGCTGTTGGAGTATCAAGGCCGAGAAGAATTTAGTAACACGATTACCCGCGCAAAGCAGCGTGTTGAGATGGGCTATGAAGAAACACTCTTTTCCAAGTTCGCCAATGGCGCGTCTTTTGGTCTAAAGGAGAACTTTGGGTGGAAAGACGTTCAACATCGGAGCCATAGCTTTGATTTCTCAAAATGCACCGACGAAGAGCTTGAAGCTATCGCCGCAGGACAGGGCGAAGCTTGAACTAGAAATTAGACGCCGGGGGTTGAGAAACCCCCTTTCGTTTGTCGATTGGCTCAACAAGACGCAGCCGCTCCTTACTTGGGATGCACCGCACCTTGAGTTGATCCGCGACAACCTCATGCAAGTGGTGGAGTGCAAGATCAAGAAGCTGATGATCTTCACCCCGCCTCGGCATGGCAAGAGCCAGCAGAACACAATTAGCTTACCGGCCTGGTACTTGGAGAGGTGGCCGGAAAAGCGCGTTATCATTGGGGCCTACAATGCGACACTCTCAGAGAAGTTTAGCCGAAAAGCTCGTAAACTCACTCGCGCTAAACTCAGCAATGATCGTACTGCTGTTGATGATTGGGAAACCGTGGCAGGAGGGGGGCTCCGTGCCGTTGGCGTGGGCGGCGGTATTACTGGCATGGGTGGTAATCTTATACTCATCGATGATCCTGTCAAAAGCCGCGAGGAAGCTAACAGCCCTAGATACAGAGAGAAGTGCTGGGACTGGTACACAGACGACCTCTACACTCGATTAGAGCCGGGGGGCGCGATAGTCCTCACCATGACTCGTTGGCATGACGATGACCTTGCAGGGCGCATTTTGGCAAGCGAAGACGGCCCAAACTGGACAGTTATCACGCTTCCGGCGCTTGCGGGGCCAGTTGACCAGCTAGGGAGAGAGCAAGGCGGGGCACTTTGGCCGGATAGGTACGATGAAACGGCGCTTGCAGAGATTCGCAGCATCTTAGGCGCTCAATCATTCAACGCGCTGTATCAGCAGAACCCGATACCAGACGAGGGCGATTACTTCAAGGCCGCTGATTGCCAATGGTACGAGACGCCGCCAAAACACATGCACATTTACGGCACCTCTGACTATGCGGTGACGGACCAAGAGGGTGACTTTACCGAGCATGGCGTTTTCGGCATAGACGCGAACGATGATCTTTACATTCTTGATTGGTGGTATGACCAGACAACAGCAGACAAGTGGATTGACTCGCTGCTAGATATGGTTCACCGATGGAAACCCTTCTTTTGGTGCGGCGAGGGTGGAGTAATCCGCAGGGCGATAGAGCCGTTTTTGGTGAAGCGTGCAAGAGAGCGCAAGGTCTACTGCCGGTTTGAGTGGCTGAACTCGATCCATGACAAGCCGACAAGGGCAAGAGCGTTTCAGGCGCGTTGGGCGATGCGGAAGGTCTACCTGCCGAAGAACAAGCCTTGGGCGGATAGACTGCTTGCACAGTTAACGCGCTTCCCCGCTGGCGCTCACGATGATGCAGTCGACGTTTGCTCACTCATAGGCCGCGCAATGGATGAGGTTCACGGCGCAACTATCCCGTTGCCGGATGACAAGCCAAAGGTTGATACGTGGGATAAGGCGTTTGACGGCAACGATGGTGATGAGGATGATTGGAAGGTAAATTAACCCCTTTGCTGCCGAACAGCAGCCAGGAGACAACATGGCAGATATAGCCGCAGCACCGCTCGACCTCCACTCTAAGCTCGTCCAGTGGTTTGAAACGTCAGAAGATGCCACGCAGGATAGCCGCAAGATGGCAGAGCGCGACGCTGACTATTATGACGGCAAACAACTTACCCGCGAAGAGCTCGCTGTGCTCAAGAGGCGCAAGCAACCCCCCGTAGTCAACAACCGCATCAAGCCGAAGATAGACTTCATGCTCGGCGCGGAACTCAAGACCCGCACGGACCCCAAAGCATTCCCCCGAAACCCCAAAGTGGACGAAGACGCGGCCAATGCCGCAACGGATGCTTTGCGCTACGTCTGCGATGCAACCAAGTTTGAACGGGTGCGCTCTCTTTGCTACGAGGACGGGCTAAAATACGGCAGCTATGGCGGCCAGATCGTTGTCACTCCCAAGGGCAAAGACTTCAAGATTGAGTTCGTCCATGTACCGTGGGACCGTATCTTCTACGATTCCCATTCTCGCGCCAAAGATTTCTCTGATGCCAAGTACAAAGGCGTTGTTATCTGGCAGGACCGTGAAGACGCGCTTGCTATGTTCCCCGGCAAAGGTGATGAACTGGCTAACACTATGGCAAGTGTCACCGCAGGTCAGACCTTTGACGACAAGCCGCAGAACCGTTGGGCCGACCAGGGCCGCGACAGAGTGCGCGTTGTCTACATGGAGTACCGGAAAGACGGAGAGTGGTATTTCTGTTACCTTACGAAGTCTGGCTTTCTCCGTGAGCCCGCCAAAATCCCCTTTGTCAACGATGACGGCGAAAGCATCCCTTCCCTTGAGTTCCAATCGCTGTTCGTAGACCGTGACGGCAACAGATACGGCCAAATCCGTCAGCACATCGACATGCAGGATGAGATCAACAAGCGCAGGTCTAAAGGCATCCACCTTATCAACTCCAGGCAGACCAAAGGGGAGAAGGGCGCGGTTGATGATGTGAACGCGGCAAAGAGGGAGCTTGCGAAACCGGATGGGCATGTCGAAGTAAACCCCGGCTTAGGCTTTGAGTTGCTGAACACCACAGACATGAGTGCTGGTAACTTCAACATGCTGCAAGAGGCAAAGGCTGAAATTGACGCACAAGGGCCTAACGCTGCGATGGTGGGGGCAGAGAAGCGCGACCTTTCGGGCAGGGCAATACAGGCGCTCCAAGGCGGCAGCAACACAGAAACGGCGATACAGACTGACGGCCTGCGTGATTGGGAACACCGCGTTTACCGCCTCATGTGGTACTGCATCAAAAAGTACTGGACCGCTGAGAAGTGGTTTAGGGTGACTGACGACGAGAACGCGCCTAAGTATGTTGGGCTGAACACAACCAGCACAGCAGGGGAGCAGTTTATCAAAAAGGCCGAGAAGGAAGGCCGCAAGATAGACCCTGGAATGATGCAACAGATTATGGCTGACCCCGCAGCGCAGCAGCCGGTAGTCGTTAACAACGTTGCGGAGCTTGATGTTGACATTGTGCTAGAGGACGTACCTGATACTGTGACAATCCAGCAGGAACAATTTGAGGCGCTGACACAGATTTACCCTACGGTTCCCGATCAACTCAAACCTTTGACGCTTGAAATGCTGATTCAGGCATCATCCCTCCGCAACAAGCAGAAGTTTATTGACAAGTTGCAGGGCAAAGGTGAAGACCAGCAGCCCGATCCAATGCAGGAAATGCAGCAGCAGTTCCAAAAAATGATGATGGACCTCGAAGCAAAACAGAAAGAAGCCGACATTGCCAAGACTGAAACGGAGTCAATGCTGAATGTTGCCAAGGCTGAAGCCGCAGAGATGGGGCAGCAATTGGCAGAGTATAAGGCAGTGGTCGATTCTTTGATGCAAGTTATGGGTCAGCAGCCACAAGTAGAGCCGCAGCCACAACAAACCGCTTGACATTCTTTCTTACTGAGTATATGGAACACACAGTTGAGTAACACAGTGCCGCCGACTGACAGAAAGGGCGCAAAACATGGTGCCGCCGACCCAAGGGCGCAGGGAGAAACACAATGGATGACTTGTTTGACGAACCGGCAGAACAGGCCACAGCCACCGAAACAGCAACAGAGGAACAGGCAGCACAGGAAACGGGCGTAGAAGAAACTCAGGCCGCCGCTGACACCACAGCACAGACCGACCAGACCGCCACAAACGCCGCAGCCGAAGCGGAGAAGGGCTTGCAAGCCGCGCTGCTTGCCGAGCGCCAGAAAAGGCAGGAAGTAGAACGCCGCCTTGCTGAGAAGGAACAGGAACAGAAGCCTGATTTCTGGGAAGATCCCGAAGCGCGACTCACCGAACTCGACAACCGCATAAACGAGCGGTTAGTGGTGCAGAAGCTGGACATTTCCGAGTCCTTCGCCCGCGAGAAATACGCCGATTTCGACTCCAAACTTGACGTGTTCAAGGGGATGATGGCAGACAACCCAACGCTCTATCACCAGATGGTGAACCAGAGCAATCCGGCTGAGTTCATGTACAAAACGGCGGCATCTCAGCAGAAGCTCCGCGAAATGGGCGACCCCAGCGAGTACGAAAAGAAACTGACCGAGAGAATCACAGCCGAACTCGAAGCGAAGTACGCGGCAAGACTCGAAGAGGAAACGAAGAAACGCTCCAACCTCCCTGGCTCCATCGCCACCGTTAGCGCCGCAGGCGGGGCAACCTCGGCAACGTGGAGCGGCCCGACAAGTTTGGACGACCTACTCAAATAACCCGCTGTTGCTCTACAGGCGGCAGCACAACCCTTTGCGGGATAATTACCCGCCAGGAGACATATCATGGCAAATACCGCCGTAGCAGCAGGGCTTACTGTCCAGCAGTGGGACGATAAGTTTTTTACCGAGTACATCCGCGCCAACCGCTTCAAACGGTACATGGGCAAAGACGAAAACGCGATGATCCAGATGAAAGAGGATCTGACCGCCAAGAAGGGCAAGACCGTCACCTTTGCCCTCGTCAACGCACTGACCGGCGCCGGTGTTTCCGGCTCCACCACGCTGGTGGGCTCCGAAGAGAAGATGAACAGCCGCTCTTGCACCGTCACCGTAAACAAGATCCGTAACGCGGTTGTTGTGCCGGAAATCGACGAGCAGTACAGCGCCGTATCTCTCCGCGATGCTGGCAAGGTCGTACTGAAGGACTGGATTCTCCGCAAGACCAAGAACGACATCATTAACGCGCTTGGTCAGGTGGGCGGCAGCTACGCCGCGACCATGTACACCATCTTCCAGGCGGCAGGCGGGGCAGTTACTACTGCACAGGACGCATGGTGCGCGGCCAACTCTGACCGCGTTCTTTTCGGTGCTGCCGTTTCCAACTACTCCGCAACCTTCGCCACAGCCCTCGGCAACGTGGACGACTCCGGCGACCTCATCACCGCTGCTCGCCTGAACCTGATGAAAGCTCTGGCAAAGACCGCCTCCCCGGCTATCCGCCCCATTACGGTCAACGGCGACGAAGAGTGGTATGTGGTCTTTACCGGCACCAAGAACTTCAAGCGCCTTCAGGAAGATACCACCATCGCCACCGCCAACCGGGATGCAAGGGTGCGCGGGGTTGACAACCCGATTTTCACCGGTGATTCCCTCATGTACAACGGCATGATCATCAGGGAAATCCCCGAAATCGGCGACTGCGCTATCTCCGGTGGAACCTCCGCAGACGTCCAGCCGGTCTTCCTCTGTGGCGCTCAGGCTCTCGGCTTTGCCGTTGCACAGCGTTCCAAGACCGTCACCGATGACACCGACTACGGCGACAAGCAAGGGGTAGCACTTCAGGAGATTCGCGGCATTCAGAAGCTGATGTTTGGAAGCGATGCGACTGTAGATACCACCACCCCGAAGGATAACGGCATCTTTACCGGGTTCTTTGCAGCACCTGCCTTAGCAAGTGCGTAAGGTAACAAACGACTAGATTAAAATACCCCGTTATGATACTATTCCCGAAACTATGGGAGGTATCACAATGAGAAATCAATGTAACGTAACGGGGTGTAGTCATCCAGTCAAAGGCCACGGATTTTGCTCAAAGCATTACCAGCGGTTTAAGAAAGGCCAAGACCCACACACGACGCAAGATCAGCACAGAAATGTTTGCGCAGTGCACGGGTGTAGTGAATACGTCAAGTCGCGAAGCCTTTGTCAGAAGCATTTGCAGCGAAAAGTGAAATATGGCAAAGACCCGCATGTGGTACTACCTAGAGACTTGGATGACGCGGGCAAATTCAGGCTGAGATATCAAGAGTCTGACGGTTGTTGGGAATGGAAGGGCCGTAAAGATGTAAAAGGCTACGGGCAATTCACTTCAAGGGACAACGGGGTTAAACACAAAAGAGCACACCGAATGGCTTATGAGCTAAAACATGGGTCCATAACAGATAACTTGTTGGTGTGTCACAAATGTGACAACCCTGGATGTGTCAACCCTGACCATCTGTTTCTAGGCACCGATTCTGACAATATGGTGGACATGGTTAAAAAAAATAGGCATGTCCCAGGGAAAGGTAACAAGTTAAGCCCCGAAGATGTACTAATGATTAGAAACGCTAGTAATTTGACTCATTCCGTCTTGGCCGAGATGTTTAACACAACCCGCGCCAATATAGGCATGATTGTTAACCGTAAAACGTGGAAACACATATAAGGAGACTGCCATGGCAGGAGAAACTACAACCGACCTCGTATTAACTAACATCCCGTTGCTCACCTCCAAATCGGTGGGACAACTCGTCGCCCAGCCTTGGAGCGTGGAAGTAAGGACCACCGATGAGGCGACCAACGATATTACCGCAGTCGCCAAAGTTCCAAAAGACGCCACGGTTTTTGGCGTTATCTTCCAGACCGATGATCTCGACGCCAATGCTAGTGAGGCTCTTGTTTGGAGCATCTATGTGGGGTCCACGCTGGTCAAGGCTGGCATCACCAACGCTGCCGCACAGGTCGGCGCGATTTACGTCCCGACTGGTGGCCCGATCACCGTCACCGAAGACACGTTTGTCAACATCAAAGCAACTACCGCAGCCGGTACAGCAGCGGCAGGAACCGCCAACACCACCCCCGTTTACACAACCTCGTCGTAAAAGGAGAGGGGGCCACGCGCCCCCCTTAACTCTATGAAAGTTAAATATATCGGCCCTTCGCCCTCTGTAGAGGCATTCGGGCAAGAGTTCAAGCAAGGGGAACCGGCAGAAGTGACCGATTCCCACGCTTTCGGGAAATTGAGCAACAACCCCACTTTTGAGGTGGTCAATGGTAATAGCGAAACTGGCAGAGAAGGTGATGCAAAAGGTGGGGAAATTCGACGGGGAAATGGACCCGGCAGACCTCGTAAACGTAGTTGACGCCTACGCCTCACTTTACCTTGTCCTCGCGGATGACGGGCTTGTGACTTGGGCCTTCTCTGCTAGTGATGAGGCCGATATTCCTGACCGCTTCGCGCTTCCCCTTGCCGACCTTCTCAAAGCCGAACTTGCAGACGTTTACTCTGTGCCTGAACCCGCTATTGGCTGGGATCGTTACAAATTAAACGCCAAGAACGGCATCCGCCGCCAGCTTGCCAGCGGCCAACCCACCGAGACAGTCACGGCGGAGTATTACTAATGACCCTGCGCCCCCTCCCTATAGGTACCGGCTCTAACCTTGACATTAGCGACACCTCGGCAGGTGATAGCGCGGCGGTGTCGTTTATCAATGCGTATGTTGACCGAGCAGGGGCAATTCGCACAGTGCCGGGGTGCGTTCAGTATGCCGATCTCGGCATCAACGGCGACACATGGGCGTATTACTCCACCCTGTTCGACGTGTTGCTGGCGGTTGCGGCAGGCAAGGTGTTTGTGCAGTACGCCAAGGACGGGGCATTTACGGAGCTAACCGGCGTGAGCATCACCGCTGGCGAGGTGCCGACCTTTGCAGAGGACAGCGCGTCAATCTTTTTCGCTGCTAACTCGCAGATTCATGTGTTTGTCCCTAGTGCTGCGGCTGCTACTGTCATTGCGACTGGCCCGATCAACGTCACCAGTCTTGTCTACATTGGCGGCTACCTCATGGCGCGGGGGGATGTGTCTACGGGCAATGTTGTGGGCGATACCCACTATAGCGACGACAAAGATAACGGTTATGCCTTGTGGGAGGTTTATAACAACGAGTCGCGGCCTGATGCTTTGCAGTCGCTTGTGGTGGCTTATGAGCAGATTTACAACATCGGGCGCACCACTCTTGAAGTGACCTACATTGACGGCACTGTACCATTCTCGGTCAACAAGAATGCCGCGCAGCACTTCGGGACGTGCGCCCGTTACTCCGTGGCTTTTGATGGGGAGTCGATTTACTACCTGACCGAAGTGGCAGATTCACGCGCCGTTGTCAGTCTGCGGGGCGGCGGCTCCCCTGCAATCATCTCCTTCCCCATCAGTATCCCGCTTGACCAATTTGAGGCAGTACACGATGCCAGAGCGTTCATTATGTCCTTTCGTGGGCAGAGCGGGTATGCAATCACCTTTCCTTCTGCCAACACCGAGATAGACGGACACTTCTACTCTGCCGTCACCCTGTTCTATCACCTTCAAAGCAAAGAGTGGATCATTCTTGGCAAGTGGAACACTGATACCGCCTCATACGGCGCGTACCGTGGCGTTTCATCCTGCTACGTGGAGCCGTGGGGGCTGCGGCTGATTGGTGGCAGGGACGGCAAACTGTACCAGATACAGGAAACGGAGCTGACCGACTACGACACGGAGTTCCAGTTTCTCCACCGTTGGCGGGATGACGGGAAACGCGAATGGAAGCCCTCTAAGGTAGTGGCAATCGGCAAGCTTGGCGAGTACCGCAGTAAGCCGCTGAAGAAGGGGCCAAACGGGTCCTACCATTCTAGGCAGCACGAACTTATCTATAACGACATCTCGGATGCTGGCGAGATATTCAGGGCCGGAATCAGGACCGGAAACGTATCATACGGCACCACAGCCAGAGGCAAGCGCAGCCAGTATTACCACTACGACATTGAGCGCGGCAAGGGGCAGTTTGTGCTTAATGGGGTGCAGGAAGAATTTGAGATGCTGAGGTTCTGATGGCAAAAATCATTCCGCTAAATAATGTGACGCGTTTAGACCTCCCACCCGATAGGGTATTAAATGCGGCAGAGGGCCAACTTGAAAGTGTTGTGGTGATGGGATGGGATAAAGAGGGAGAATGCTATTTTGCAAGCTCTATTGCAGATGGCGGTACGGTACTTTGGCTTATGGAAAAACTCAAACTGAAGCTTATGGGTGTTGAGTAATGGCAGGAGAAAATCCGCAAACCACAATGCCGCCCGTGCCGCGTGAGCCGCTGATTGACCGCAATGGTCAAATGTCCTCACAGTGGACGCGGTGGCTCCAGCAGATACAGCGCATTCTGTCATTCGCTGGCGGCATCGCTTGGGCGATCATCAACAAGACAGCATCCCGGCTCTCTGACATAGAAACCCGCACACATGCCATGCTGCAAAGCGTCCTTGGCACCGGGGATAGGCACATAACTGCAGCGGAGAACGCTGAAATCACCGCCCTAGACGCTTTAGCCGCTGGCATTGTGGTCAAGGTTGGCAATGCGAGTTACACCGTCCGCAGCATCCAAGGAACAGCTAACGAGATAGTGCTTTCCTTTGGCGATGGGCAGAGCGGCAACCCAACTGTAAGCCTGCCGCTCCGCATCTCAGGGCCGCGTGAGTTTGGCACGGAAACCAACAAGGCGGTTATTGAGGCAGATGGGACCATCAAGTTAGAAGGTGATGCGACAGGGTGGCAAGACGAAAACTTGAGCGGGGCGGTTAGCGCGGTTGGGCCAAATGCCCCAACCCTGGTCAATTGGGATACCTCGTCAATCTCGGTTCCTGCGCTTGCTCACAATTTGACGAAAGAATTGCAGATGATTCGGGAGTTCGACCATGCAGGTAAAGCGGGGGCGCTTGTCGTCCACGCGCACATTCTGCCAACCGTAGCAGGCACAGGCACAGTAAAGCTCTTTTGTGAGTACTACATCAAAAACGATGGGCTGGCGGCTGTGGCTGGGACGCTTAACGCAACTCTGACGTTGACCGGCACGGCATGGGAGGAGCAAAGGTTGAACCTTGGCACCATCACCAATGCAATCATCACACAAGGGACGCAGATAGGGCTGAGGTTGTACCGGCTCAGCACCGATGCAGGCACATTCAACAACCCCGTAGCAATCAGCACATGGGGCTATCACTACGAGATTGATACACCGGCAGGTTCAAGGCAGATAACAGCAAAATAGAGGTGACACATGGGATTTTTTAGCTCACTACTCAACCCATTCAAAAGCATACTTGGCGAAGTGACCGGCCAGAACGACGCGTTGAATCAGAACCAGAAAGCCATTGATGAGCAGCGGTTAGGCCGTGAGGAGTCGACACAAACTCTGCGCGGGATGTACATGACGGGGCGGCAAGACCAACTTCCCTTTATCACCCCTTCGCTATCTGCGCTCCCGATGTACCAGAGCGCGGTGCTTGGCGGGGCTGTTGACTATGCAGACCCTCGTTATCAGGCCCTCACCGCTTTTGACCCCGGATATGTCCAAGGGCAGACCAAATATCGTGCACCTGATGGCAGCATTGTGGATAAAGCTCCGACGCTTTCCGCAAACTACCAGTTAGACAACGACCCCGGATTCCAGTGGCGGAATAGGCAGCTTGACCGCTCTTTGCGCTCTCTTGGCCGCAGTAACAGCACCTATGGGATGCAGGCTAAAGCCGACTTCAGCGGCAACGAGTACGACCGCAGCCTTAGCCGACTGGCGACCTTGGCAGGATTCGGGCAAGGGTCGGCTGGCAACGTGGCAGGGCAGGGCAATCAAGCGGCGGGGCAGATAGCCGGGGTCAACATGAATACTGCGCGATCCCTTGGCGACCTCTACGGGCAGCGCGGTGGGTTGTTCACCGATTACTCCCCGCTCAATATGGCTATCAACGCAGGCAAAACGGCGGCAGCGGCAGGCGCACCGATGCCCTTTTAAGGAGCCAATATGACAGCGCTTGACCAAAACTTTAGCGATCTCGCAAATATCCTCATGCAGCGGCGACAGATGCAGGCACAGCAGATACAGCAGGACCGCGCTAACCGTCTGTCCGACCTGCAATTTAAGCAGCTTCAGCGCGAGGATGATTATCAGACAGGCTTGCGGGATGTGATGAGCAACCCGGGCGGGTCCGGTGTCACTCTGCCACAGTTACAGCCTCAGCCTCAGCAGAACACCCTTGCTTCACTAGCACCGGGCAACCGGCTACCTTTTCCGCAGCCGCAAGCCAGCTTCGCGCCTGTTGAGGCCAAGCTGTCGCCTAGCCGTGCTGGGGCAGAGTATGCGCTAGGCCAGGGCAGAGCTAAGGACGCGGTTGAGCTGTTTTCTGTGGACGATCACGTCGCACAGCTTCGCGCTAAAGGCGATTTACAAGGGTATTACGAGGCGCAAAGGGAACTTGAAGAAGGGAGCAAGTTTTTCGATGTGGTCAACAAGTTCAAAGCCAACCCGAAACAGTTGACTGCACTTTGGCCGCAGATACAGCGCATGTTCCCGCAGCAGTCGGAAGGTATCACGCCCGACAGCATCAAGTTTAATTCGGATTATACAGTACTTCCGTTAGTTATGGACGGCAAGACAATCACAGGTAAAGGAATATTGCGCGACAGTGAAGGCAAAACCAGCATTATTGACACTACCCCAAAGTCCGACCCCGAAGCCATGATTGATAAGCGGTTTGCCAACCAACAAAGGCTAACGCAGATGCAGATTGACGCGGCAGACCGCAGGGCAGCAGCGGAAAGGGCATCGGCTGAGAGAAGGGCGGCAGGTAAAGCTGACCCCGCTGATGCCATTGTCGCAAGAGAAGCAGTCAAAGACCTTCCTAAACTTCGTAGGGAGGCTAGGACCGCCGAAGCATCTAAGCCGCGTATCGCTCAAATGGTATCGCTAATTGATAGGGGTGCCGGGGGTTTGAAAGGGAACGCGCTAGCGGCTGTTTCTGGCGTCTTTGATACTCCTGCCACATCAGAGGCCGAACTGTTCAAGAAACTGGCTTCAGCGGGTGCAGGACAGCTCAGAACAGCGGTTATCGGACCGGGAGCAGTGTCTAACTACGAGCAGAGCCTGTTGCAGTCCATCAGCGGCGGCGGCAACGGTGCAAGAACGGCGATTCGGCAACTGCTGAAGTTCTACGAGCAAGAGGCAGACCGCACCATCAGCAATTACAACGATGCGGTTGACTCTGCCGCAACGGTAGCGCCTAAGGTTACTAAGGGATTCGGCAAGGTCGGCGGAAGCAAGGGCAACAGCGGGAAGAAAGACCCGCTTGGCATACTCTAGGGGGCAACGTGGGCGAACTGGCAAACAAGATACGCAGCAAATACCCTGGCTCTTATGACTCGTTGCCCGATGCCGAACTTGAGGCGAAGGTGATAGCCAAGTACCCCGGCATATATGACCATCTCGCAGGTCCCGGTAAAGGGCCTACCCCTTCCTACGATAATCGAGTGACCGACAGTGCGGAGATTGAGCGGCAGCGCAAGGAGTTCGTATCGCAGCAAGGCACCATACCGACACGCCTGCGTGAAGCTACGGCAACGGATGCCGTGTCAAACACTCTCAAGGAAATCCCCCGTTTCGCGCAGGAGATGGTTACCGTCCCGCTCTCTTCGGCCAAGAAGGGGATTTATGGCCTTGGTGCACTGGCTAAGACGGGCGGGGCGATGCTGCGCGGCAAGTCTTTGGACGAGGCATTGCGAACCGGCACTGAGGCAATGGCAGGGTATGAGCCGGTACGAGGTCCGCTTGACCCTTCCATGACCGGCGAAATAATCGGAACCGGCATACAAAAGCTGTCT